TCATCTGGCCTGAACTGCCGGAGGCGCAGGCCATTCAATATCTGGCGCACCGGAAGTATCGACCAGTTCCAGTGCGTCCAGATAATCCAGCCACAAATTATATTGCGCCAGTTCCTCACCTTTCAGGCGACCAATCGCCGCTTTACCAGGCCATTGTTTACTGTTCATGTATTCGTTGGCCTGATTAATCAATCGCTGCTTTTGTAGATCAGATGTAGCAACCAACTCCTCATATGTTGGAGGTGGTAGTTTTCCCCATGAAGGCAACCCATCATCTCCAGCAACTCGCATAAATCCTTCTTCGTTACGATCCTGAGTGAACTCTAAAAACAAATCATAAGAGACGTCAATAATGTCTGATAAATCCCATCCCGCATTTTCATATAAATTGAGTTCTGTTTTATAGAAAAAAGCATTATTTTTTGCGCTATAAACATAAGACATTATTAGTTACCTATCGCTATATAAAACACTTTTTCGGTGGCGTTGAATAAGTAATCCCCAGTATTTCCAGACCATGACTGATCTATGAAAGCAAACCCATTTTTTGTCAGGCTATTTTCTCGAAACATTGGTGAAAAAAGCCAGAAGTTTCCAACGTAAGTTTGACCAAATACAATACCAAAACACTGATTTGGAAATGGTGTAGAAAACGTTTTATCTCCAGTAGAAGATACATAACCATAACGGAAATTGATTCCGTTAGGCATACCTACACCTCCATTTGGTAAACTCCATGCGCTCATGTCTGGAATTTGGCCCGCCCCAGTGCCCACATCCCTTTTAGCCGCTTCTCCCAAACCAAGGTTTTCGAGAGCCGTTTTCACCGTGCCATCCGATTTGATATCGCCAAACGGATTCTTGCGGCTCAGGTATTCAACAGCAAACCCCGATCCCAGCAATTCAACAAAACCGGGCAGATCACCATTATCAAGCACATCCCGTTGCGTTTTATCACTTACAAACTGGGCCAGAGCTGCAGCAATAAAGCTGGCCTGCCGAATAACCTTATTGACTTGCGCACTGGAGGCTTTCCCTGCTGTAAATCCAGATAAAAGCGCGGGCAACGCTTCCCATTCCTCCTGCGATATAACATTGGCATTTCGATCCGTTGCAAACGCTTTAAAGTCATTTTTCGCCATCAGAGTAATACTCCCCATGCTCCTACATCAAAACCACTGATGAATTCGTTATCCATATCAAAACCAAAAAATTTTGAGCCTTCCGATGGGGTTTCCACCGAAGGTGTTTCAATGCCACCCGCCCATACCCCGGCGGCTTTTACTGTGAGATACCCCTGTTTAATTGCCGCAATTAACTCACGCGATACATCTGAAATATCAGTATCAGGAAAGACCCAGACCGATATCGTCATGTCCTGGTTATCGACTATCTGCATTCGCAGTCCGGATCCTGCTGTTGCCGCGTCAAGAATTGCCGGAAGCGAATCATTCCGTCCGTCCCAGTTATTAATCGCAATCTTCGCTTTAAGGATGACACGATAAGTTTCATCGCTGAGGTACATGTATCCGGAATCAGGATCGTATGGCCCCTGCCATACACCCTGATCATATCCAAGCCCGTCGGTATCCCAGCTGAAATAGACACCTGAAATAGGCTGGCTGACAACACGGCTACGTCCGATCCACAATCCCAGAATGTCAAGTTGCACACCAACCGCAGAGTCAATATCAAATGCAGTAATCAGCCCTCTGGTGGCAGCCGCAACATCAATAAGCGGCCGGGTCATCAGATCAACATGTGCAAGAAATTTAGGTTTGGTGGCGTGGTAGTTCGTGATTAGTTCGGTGTATTTGCTCATGACTCCACCGTTATAACGATATTTTCCGGGGTACAGGACGCAGATTCGTTGTATCTGATATCAATGTTTGATGACGACAAAGCCCCCGGGGATTTCCCAATCGTCAGTTCCTGAATATCGTAATAGCGTGCATTCCCGCCACTCACCACGCCAAGATTCGCCGGTGAGTAAATGCGACTTAAAAGGACCGAATCACCAATCATCAGACTATTGATATAGTCGGAAATAGCCTGCTGGATCTGCTGCCCTATCTGTGAGGTATAACCCGTAAAAACTTTTAATTTAATCCGGGCATAAACAGGCACATCACTGGAACGCGAAAATTTGATTACATGGGGATTGCCGTATTTATCCGGAACCGTAACGGATGTTGTACCGTGAGTGGCTGTTCCCTGGCCTTTATTCCCTCTGATAGCCTGAGCAATATCCGTCACATCACCGCCATCCACAATTACAGCAACAGAGTGTGGCGGTAACCCGTTACCGTCCTCCGAACCATTATCGTTTTCATAGAGTTTGTGGCGGGTTACACCGGTAACATTAGAAACAGCACCATTCAGTGCTTCAAATGGGGTTATTGATGGCAACGCAACACTTTGCGACTGTCGGATACGTAACTCCGCATCAGTTTCTGCCGGAGTGCCCACAGTAGCCGCAGCAGGATTGGTTACCGAAACCCAGCCACGGGTTGGCGTATTAATTTCAGTGATAGTTCCAGCCAGCGCCGCCACTGCACCACTGACGGAACATGTTGCGGTCACCATCACTGTACCATCCACGCCGACCACCACTGAAGCAGGCAAACGCCATATCACATTATTACTGTCTTTCACGCTGCCATTAATGATGGTTGTTCCGGCAGTTCCTGTAAGAAGCAAATCAACCGTAGAGTTCGTCGCGCCTTTACGTGAAATACCATTTATTTTCACGTTACTGGTCAGTGCAGCCCCATAGCCAGTTGCTGGTGAAAAACAGTTGTAGACAGTTATCGCCATATTATTGGCATCATGAATCGCCAGCGCCATCAGAGCCACCATCTGGCCGTCTTTGCTGTCCGGTTCGAGGTAGGCATCACTGCCATAAATCTGCTGAAAATAGCTAATCAGGGTGCTGAGTATCGTCTGATAATCAGGCGCACTGATCCCCTCCGCGGTTACCTTTGCAGATAAACCGAGAGAATCAAGGTTCAGAGCCATTACGCCTCCGATGTAACAGTCGTTATTCCATAAAGAGTGTCGATTTCAGCGGAAAACATGACACGTCGGGTCGTGGTATCCACCGTCGTATTGAAAGAGAGGATTGATTTAACGCCCTGCGTTTCGAGGATGCGCTTACGGATCGCCAGGTTGTAGGTTTCCGGCTTCTGCTTACCGAGTACGGACTGGATCCACGGAGTCCCCTCGGTGGTGTCGAGAAACCATTGCCCATACCACAATTCGAATCGCGTTTTTACCGCCTGCGCCACGGCCTCCGGTGAGTTAATCAGCCAGGTGTCATCACCGCTGCCAAAGGTGTAATCGCCATCGGCGTCTTCACGTCTGTATCGCATCAGTTTACTCCGTCGGTATTGCTTCCACCGCGCTGAACACCACCATGAGTGTGCGTATCATCAATTGGCTTGCCGTTAGCCTTCACGCTACCCAAAAACTCAACAGCACCAGTGATTTTTGAAGCCACACCAGAAACCACAGACCCCACCATGCCACCCATCCAGGTTAACAGGCCATGAATGGTTACTTTCTCAGAAAAATCAGCCAGAGGGGCAACCACATCAAGACCACCCGGAGCGACAATTTTAATTTTCCTGGCATCAGGATTAAGCTCAAAATAGGTGCTGCCGTCATCACTACGCAACTGTGTGGCACTGGTATTAATACCGCTAATCTTCCTTGCCTGCGACTGGGGACCGACAATACAAAACGCATCCGATAAATCATGCATTCTGTCATCGACCGGCTCCTGTATCCCGCCGCTCTGCCACCAGAAATCAATACAACGATCGGCAAAAATCATCAAACATTCATCACCGGCTTTAACTGGGAACGTTAGCGTGCATCCTCCGCCGCGCGGGAATACCACTGGCACATCCACCAGCAATGGGTAATTTTGGGTAATGCGGTTGCCGTCATTATCCTTTTCAACCGAACGGATAGCAGGCTGCACAACTGCCGTCACCGCATCAGGATCGAATGACTGAATAATGCCAGGCAAGGCGACACGGATCTGGTTCTTTGTTGTTTCCCGTTCAGATTTGAATGTTTCGGCAAGGTCGCCGCTGCGGGTCTGGTCAGATACGGCCATTTAGTAAGCTCCAGAAAGCAAAAAACCCGCCTGGTGGCGGGTTTGATTTATAAGAACTTCACTAACTATCTTTCTTGGGAAAAGTTGAAGGCTTGTCGTGATAGCTTTCCGTCATAATTTCGATATCCCCGAAAGGTACTCTAGCCATAATCTCTTGCTCATAGTTATCTAGGAAAGAGACCTCAGGCTCACTTGGTTTAGGTTGTGGTTCATTTTGGTCTTCTGGACAGGACATATTCAAACCTTACTTATTAACATGCACGTTACAGAAATAATAAAAAATACAAATGACATAACCATCCATCGAAACAACTCATTTACAAACGCTGATTTTTCTTTATGGATTTTCTCGATTCTATCAATAGCCCTACCATACATTATCAAATGAAATCTGACTGTGTCATCTCTACTACCCCTCAGAAGAAATTCATGTTGTTCAGGTGTTCGATGCACAGGCATTTTGGGAATATTTCTAAGTTCCCAACATTTCCATAAATAATAAAAACAAAAAACCAAACATACAAAACATGAACATAGACACAATAGAGACAATCTTGCGGATAGACTAGTCTTTAACTGTTGTCCCAGCTCAAAGGACCCAAAAACGGCTAATAATGCAGAAATCTCAACACCAAGCACAGCAAGAAGAAAATTAGCTTTGTCCTCTAACCGCCTGTATGTTGTCTTAACTTCTTCATACCTGTCTCTCGAGTACGACAAAATCGTATCTACTTCAAGGCCAACAGCCTCATTCCTTTGATTGCACATATTGTATTAATCGTCAACCTTCTTACAAGGAAACGAACCTATGATTCTCGGCGCATCCATGCTGTTCTGCAGTAGTTGGACATTCAAGAAACGCGTTTCGGTACCCGGACGGCGAATGAACTCGAAACCGTAATTGTTACCGTCTTTGGCTGGCATAAGCCCCATATCCGCCTTCATTCCATTACCGTTGCCGAGCGTTTTGATTTTCTGGGAGGTAACTGTCTCACCATTAATCCTGAACAATGAATCAGGAATCAACTCTAATTTGTAGCCACCACACTGAAGCGTGACACCGCCAGGATTCGCAGCAAATGCGAACCCCGGAAGGAAACAGAGTCCAATAACAATCCACTTTTTCACTATCCTACCTCACGCTATAAAGACGACGCCGAACGAAGATCCGCCGCACCGCGCGCTTCGCACATCATATCCATGTACCACGCCTGGCCCCTTGTGTCGCCAGTGTACATAATCCCGCGCACAATATAAACGCCATCCGTTGCGATGCTGGCAGGCTGCGATATGGTGCCGCTTAGCGTAATATTTCCGTCCGTGTTCTGGTCGGTGATCTGCCCACCAGCCATAGCGATATCGTTGTTCGACAACGCGGTGCGATATACGGAAGCCTGATCCAGTTGAATGAGCCCATTAACCCGGATGTTCGGATTAATAAGCGCGCGGACGTTTACGCCGTTGCCGATGGTCTGCTGCGGCATGCCAATAAGCCCGGTAGCGCTGTTGAGCACAATCGCTTCGTGAACATATTCATTATTCACCACCATCTGGCGCTGACCATCCACGAATTGCCATGTTGCGCCACATTGCCCGGCTACGTTATCCATTAGATGCCGCGTCATGCCAAAGAGCACCCGCCCCCGGGGGAATACAGTAGCAGGCATTTCAGGCGTCAGGCCTTCGGTCGCACCTTTGGCTTCGAAGTCTTTCATCAGCGCACGGTTCACATCAGCGACCGTGTAACCGGCAGCCAGCGTCTGTGAGGTTATACTGGTGGCAAAAGCCAGATCAGTATCTGCTGCCTGAATCAGGACGTAGGAATCAACCGGACTGTCTTTTCCTGTGACCGAGTAGCGAATTTCACCGCTGAAAATCAGTCCGTAGTTGCGGCCATCTCTCTGGCCCACGTCCGCCGCGTCAACTTCCCGCACGGTCCCTACGTCGCTTGCTGACACCTCCGGCGCGATACCGTCGTAACCGGCAATCAGACGCACTTTCGAAAATTCCTGCCCGGTGATTCGGTTCACAGTATCTGCCGAGAGGTTATAAATTTTGATAGTCCCTACCCGGGACGCGCTGCTGATGTTGAACCAGTCGATCGTAAAGGTGACTTTGAAATCACTTAGCTCAATTCCCTGACCGTTCCCGTCCACAAGCTGCAGCTCGAAATGTCTCATCCAGTTCTGTGACATGCTTACTCCGTTGATACCAGTAAATGACTGAGGCCGCCCAGATCAGTTTTCGTGGGATAATCCTGTGTGTTGTCATCGCAGACCACCACCAGCTTAAAACCAAGTCCCATACAGGCGTACTGCGCCAGCAGGTCAGCACCAGTGACGAGAGGAATACCGGAGATTACCGGCTCCCCTCTGTCGTTCTGCAGGTCCATAATCCAGTACAGATCGCGCCATATGATGCTAATCCGCCAGGTAACACCACCCAGGACGATGCTGAACTGCTGGTTGTCCGCTGTCAGCGGAATTTCCTGAATTGTCATTAGCCGCCCCCCAGTAATGACGCCACGTTACCCGTGATGCTTTTCAGCAGTGAAGTATCTGGAGGCTTGGTGGTTTTGTTGCCGCTGTTCTGTACCGCCGACGTGCTGGCCCCTTCCTTCATGTTGGTTTTATCCGCGACGGTAATCTGCTGCGTCCGGGAGATAAGGACCTCCCTCAGGGTGAGGACGGCGGACAGGACGTTTTCGGTTGTCTTGTCCGTCGTCACTTCCAGCGCCCGGATCAACATGTTGCTGTACAGTCGTTTACCGGTTACCACATCGAAGGGGATACGGCTTTCCTGCAGATCCAGTAGCTCCTGATACGTCTGCTGAGGACTCAGGCCGAGCAGGCTGGTAGCCGTCAGATTACTGGCAAAATCCAGCAATGCGCCGCCACCGGCGAAACCAACCTCCATCACCACTTCTGACGGTTTTTTATAGGCATGATCAGCGACAGCGGCCCCAACCTCTACCGGATGCTCTGTTATTTCAAGCATATCTGTATGCTTCTCTGAAATAACAACACTGGGAACAATCATTCCTATTTTTCTGCTCTGCTGATGAAAAAGTGTAGAGAGAATATCCACTAACCCACCCTCACCTGATTACTTCGCATGACCTGAGCATTTGCAGACTGTTGCCGACGTGCAACCTCATTACCGACAGCGTGCGGATCTCCACCACCGTAAATGTGGTAGGTATTTTGCTGGTTAACCTCTGTCATTTTGCCACTAATTCCCGCCACGGCAGCCTTATTAATCAGCTCTCGAGAATAGATATTTCTTCCATTCTCATGCTGGATAATGCTGCTCATCAATGCTGACATGGTTTGCGGATCGCTCATATTCAGGGCAGCCCGGGGATCCACTCCCAGTCGTTGCGATACAGCCCTGATATACGCAGTTGTGTTGTTATTATCAGACGCAGGTGCCCAAGTAGAGATAATTTTCTCCACACTGTTTATTCCCCGTCCGGCGTACAGCATTAACTGACGAGCAAGAGCCCGTAATCCATCAAAAGCAGTTTCAAATCTGGCAAATCGCCCGCCCGGGCGTTCAAGAGAAGCCCCTGCCTGACCAGCAAAATTAAGGTTTCCCGGATTGTTATTCCGTTCTCCTCGTTTCGTAGCCTGTGCATATTGTTCCGGCTCATCATCACCAAACCAGCCGCGTACCGTCCGGCCCACACTGCGGGGATCGAATCCCCAGTGCTCTTTAATCCAGTCGGCAGTACTGTTAGCGCTGTCTGTAACCATCGGCATCGCTGACGGATTTTCGCTGCCCTGATTAAGTATCTGTTTGCCGATGATGACGGCATCAGCCCAGCGGCCATCTTTGATAGCGTTGAGCAGGTCGGCGATCATGTTCAGCATTTTGCTGAATTCGCCCATCTGGTCGATGAAGTTGCTGAAATCCCACTTCAGGGACCATGATTTTGGGTCAATATTGAGCAGTTTCGCCAGCGCTTTCGCCAGTTCATTAACAGACCCTTTCAGGTCACGAACCATCTTCAGCGCGGCATCGACCTCCGGCTTCCACTTGCCCCAGTCAATCAGGCTGTCGCCGCCTTCCTTCCAGGTCTGATAGTCCTCCCACAGAAGGGCAATCCCCGCCGCCAGCGCGGTAATGAGACCAATCGGCGACATCCAGAACGTACTGTTCAGAATGCGCAGCGCAATCGTCAGCGCGCCAAACAGCGAGATGAGCTCCCGCGTTTGCTTATCCAGCGATTGCCACCAGGTGATAAGGCTGGATGTTCCCTCAATTAGCCTGAAGAACAGCCGCCCGATGATGTCTCCGATCGCCAGAATGCCTTTTATGGCTTTCGTCAGGGTCTGCTCGATACGAGGGAAGTTGTCCAGGATATGGCGGCGCAGGGTGTCCAGCGAACCCGCAAGCCCACCCGCAAGATTAGAGCCGATTTTGTCACGGGCCATGCCTGCCATCGCGCCGAACTCGCGCAGGGAGGTCATGAATTTGTTGGAGCTTCTGGCCGCCTCGTCAGCATTGAAGCCGATAGCTTTCGCCATTGCGCTGTACTGCCCGGAGAACCCCCCCACACCCCGGCGCATCGCCATAAGGGTATTTTCGTCAATGCCCAGCATCTGCGCATACTGGTTAGCCCGGTAATACGGCATGCTGCTGAGCTTCTGGCCGACGCCCGTAAAGATAGCGGCCATGTCGCGCATGTTACCGCTGGCGTCACGGGTCTGTACCCCCAGACGATTCAGAAATCCCTCCGCCCCGGGGTTATTACGGATAAAACGGGCAAGGCTCTCCAGTGACCCGCGCGCAGCGTCCACGCTGCCGCCAACCTGCGAAACCGCATAGCCAATAGACTGAATTCCCTGGACTGTCGCGCCGGTGCGCTGTGACGCCCAGTAAAGATTATCCAGGCCGGAGGCGATCTTAGCCGTGAAGGCCACCACGGACAGCGCAGCTCCTTCAACGGCCAGTCCCATTTTGATGACATTTGCAGTTGTACCGGCGAGGACAGAACCGAACTTTTTCGCTCCTGCATCATCCACACTGAAGCCAAGCGAGACGAGGAAATCTTTAATAGTTTCAGCGTTCATTATCCTCTCTCCATTTCTCAATGCGCCGCTGGTTATCCGCTTTTACCGCCAGATGGTCATTCAAGAGAGCAATGTCATACAAATCGACAGAGCCATCTTTAAGTGCTGTATAGGGAATTAACCCGGCGTCAACCGGATTGAGAAGGTAGGACAGCCCGTCCGGCAGGCTGTTAAACGTCAGCCCTGTTGCAGGCTCTGCGTCGTGCTGGTAAGGGGTGTAGGCAAAAAATTTCCCAGCGAATCGGCGACCACCCGCGCCACCAGATGAAGCATGACCAGCAAGTCAATATCATCAAACATCAGTTCGCCCTGGGTAAATACCGGAACCCATCCGTCCATATGACGCCGCGACACCACCGCAAGACAGGGATGAATAATCGCATCGGTGTCATCTTCGGTCAGGGAAGACAGTTCCTCAGCGATACGCGGGAGCATGGTTTCAAACACCGGTTTTAACTGCTCGAATTTCACGGTGTCGATTTTGCCGTCAGCAGGCAAACGGGAGCGAATGCTCCCGAAATCTGACATCATTCCCGCCAGTACCGGCAGAAGTTTGCGGGTCACTTTCAGCTGGTCAAAAACGCTGAGTTTTGCCACGCGATATTTCACGCCTTTGATTTCGAATTCCATGCATTAAAACTCCCCGAGAACCTGGTCAATCTTGCCGCAGTCAAACACCCACGGCATCGTATTACCGGTTTTAGCGTTGGCGTTATCCGGTTGTTTCTGGAACGCAACACTGCGTGCCGTGATGATGTCGCCGCTGACCTTGTTGCGGATCACGATAACGTTATTCCCCCATGTGGCAGAAGACTGGCTCTGTGCGTTATACGCCAGCGACAATTTTTTATTTGTCGGTGATGTCTTCAGAAGGTTAACGGTAATCGTCCCGCTTTTATCTGCATGGAGACTGTGCATCACTTCGCCATCAGCACCGATGGTCATGGTGTTTTTAGGACCGCCCATCGCAACCACAATCCCCTCTTCAGAACTTGCAGAACCGTACCCGAGGTCAATCGAACCGGTCGGGCCGGTCAGCGTCGCAGTGACATCCATAAAAGAATAGGTAGACATTCACTTCCCCTTAGCGAACAACGTTAATCTGTACGTCAGCGTAATGAACCGCGCCTGCAAGTTTTATTGCAGCCTGAATCACCGGAGCCTTACGGGCTTCACGTTCTGATTGTGCCTGTTCATCCAGCGGCTGGGCGTATACGTAATAACCTTTGGGCAGCGTGTCACCTGATGACAACTGACCAAGGTCGCCACCGTTCCATACGCCCGGAGCAATCAGTCCATTCTGAACGGCCTGATCCAGTGATTTTTCAACATTTGATAACAGTCGGGTAATACCGACTTCAGTCTGGGGAACCTTCGTGGTGCTGGTATAAAGCAGGTTATAGAGGTTGGTCTGCACATAATTCTGTAACCAGTCCAGGCCGTGGCGTTCATCAAAGAAATCGCCGTTAGCCATCACTCCCTGCTGGAGGATAGCTGTATCATTCTGGTAGTACACGAACACATTGCAGTTTTTTGCATCAAGTGCCGATGCCTGGCTGACTGTCAGTGTTTCATACCCGACACCCGGCTCCTGCTTAAACTTGAGCGTAATCGCGGTATTACTGCCATTGAAATTAACCGTGAATGCCCGGCCAAATGCAGATAACGCAGCGTATTTACTACCCGATGAATATTGAATAAAACTGCGTGAATATCCGGCGGTTTTCAGTTTTGATGCCAAATCATCGCTGGATGCAGTCTGCAGGCATTTCTCATCGCTTGTCGTAATCGCCAGAATACGGCTTACAGAAGAGGATTCGATCGCCGCAGCCACTTTCAGCCAGTCTGCATCCGGAATATCTTCATCGTCTGCAATCCCCAGCCCATACCATGAAGTATAATCGAGCATGGCATTCACAGCCTGCTCCAGCGTCTCAGGCGTGGCCTGTTCGCTGTCTCCCTTCGTTTTCACCCAACGACCAACAAAAACCTCCTGAGGTTTCGGTGATTGAGAGAAAAACACCTGCGCAGCCTTATATTCTGGTGATTCCACGCCAAAATCTTTTCCAATATCTTCCGCGGCAGAATAACGGCGAATGCGCTCACTTACCGGAATGATTGTGGACGGGCCGAGAATGAGTAATGCACCAAAATTTCGCCCTGATGCTGCACGCGGCGACATGATCACATCAACATTAACAACGTTTGATACAGGCAAGCCCTGTGCCATAGCTTAATCTCCGAAAAAGATGACTGGTGCTTCCACCAGCGATTTAATACCGTACTCGCGCACAACCTTCCGGCGCAGACGCACCGTCATATCGTAGCGGCGGACCCATTGCTGATTAATAAGTTCAGGGAAGGGAGTCAGACCTGTGTAATCGCCAAGAGACAGCCCCAGCGCATTCAGTGCTGCGTTGTTCTGCGGTACAGATATACCGTCACGAAACCGGGACGCATACACCATCCCCGCCGGACCATAAAACGAAGCCATACACTCAATCGTTTCATGCCGCCAGAGCTGAGAGCCATCATCGGTCTGTCTGGTGAATGCCGGACTGTCATCACCTGACCATCCGATAACCCCAAACGCACACCAGTTCGTTTCAGCCGGTAGCAGTGGCGGTTGCTCTTTCTGCCAGCGCGGACGAACCATCCCGGCAGACAGACCGGAAACGTTACGCATCCACTGGCTTAACAGCCTGTCGAGCGCTTCGTCATAATCCGGATCGCCACTGGTTGGTATCAGCCATCCGCGCTCTGTGCTGGTGTTATTGCTCAACCGGAATTCCCCCATCAAACGGCAGCAACTCACAATGCGCCTGAACGAATCCGGCACCATACGCTGTATACGGGTCGACGAAAGTCACACGATAATCACGGCCCTGATACGTCACGATATCGGCATCACGGCCAGTCTGTCCCTGCGTCAGTCGCTCAGTCGTCACAATCAGAATTGCACCACTGATTACCTGCCCGGCCTGCATACGACGGTTTTCCAGAGAGCGATCAACAGTTACGACTCCGGCAAACTGCTTTTTAACTTCGCTGTCGCTGCCGATCCCGTCCTCATCCACCGTTTGCACACGGCGTGTTACCCACAAATTGAAGTCGCAAAAATCGGGGTCAAAAAGCACATCTGTTACATCAAGAGTCGGCATTTTTATCCCTCACAACATGGGTAATCGCTCTGCGATATTGCCCGGTGTCAATTAATGGTTTCGCCAGTTCGGTTCCCGGGGATTCGCCAGCAGCACGCCGGGCAAGTTCCAGTGTTGCCCCCTTGCGCCCCCGACGAGCCCGGGCTTCAACAGTACTGTCAGCAAGCGGCGTAAAGCCGGTAATGGTCATGTAACGCCTGACGCCATTAGCCGCCAGTGTTCCGGCACGGTTGAGTGCGCTTTCTGCTCCCGCAGCATTACCATCAAGTGCAGCCTGCGCCGCGACTTTGAGCTGCGGCACCGTCTGCTCTTCTGCCGATTTAACGCCGGGAACCAGGTGAGGTCGTGGCGGGATGTTCTGCTCTGGTGAGCCGTATTCGTTGAGGTAACCGATGCCCGCATTACCAAACGGAACATCATCCCGCCCGCTGTCTTCCGAAGGGATGCCGACCAGCACATCTTTTTTGGTTAACGACCTGAGCGCATCCAGAATGGCCTTAGCGTTATCCACCCTCGTTGTTACACCGCTTTTGAAACTCATAGCTGGCGACCACCTGCACCGAACATCGTGATCAACTGATAAAATTCAGCGCCATATCGGGTGTTATTCCAGAAACCTGCATCAGGATTCAGCGTCGCGCTGGTGTCATAACTGACGCTTACCTTATCCACGGACTTTGAGGACTGAACACCATTGGTTGAACCGCCCGGACCACCAGCCAGCATCGCCCGACTGTCTGCCGCCCAGAGCGTCATGTAGTGCGCAACGAACAACCCGGCAAAGTACGGAAACAACTTTTTGCCGGTGACGTTTTCGCTCAGCAGTTCATCGGCCAGATTCAGACGAAACTGGATTTGCGCTTCGGGATATTTGGCAGGGTCAGCAAACTGCGGGAAGTCGCGGCGAAAATCACTTACCGCTGGCAGACTTTGATTCTTTGGCATTTTTTACCTCGTTACGCGCGTCTGTGGCTTTGCCAACGGATACTTCCGCGTGCGCACGAGTGAACCAGTGCGTGGCAACTTCTTCCTCCACAGCATGACGGCCTTTAACAAACTCGCGCCGTGAACCGTCGGGAAGCGTGAGCACAAACGGGGTATGTACGTGTATTACTGCATTATTTTTTGCCATCGGGTCATCCTTAATGGCCCCGCCAGGGGGCCATGTGGCTGTTAAATGCCATCAACGTACGAAATGGTTTCTTTGTACACTGGCTCAACCGCACCCAGCTTGCCGTAGTAAGTGACGATCTGATACAGACCGCGATACTGCACCGGCACGCTCTGAAGCGGAACCAGCGGGTAGCGGACGTATTTTTTATCGTTGGTGTACGCAACCATGCGATCCTTTTTCCCCACACCACGGCCTTTCAGCCATTTAACCGCGCGGATATTCAGCGGAACACCGTTCTGGTGATAGCTGATGGTGTTGGTCTGAAGATACGTCAACAGGGACTGGTTACCCGCAGATGAAACGATGATGCTGGACAACAGAGCAAACTGCTCAGGCGGGATCAGCAAATCACGCGGAACCACAGAGTAACCGGAAGCGGCCCACGCATCAGACAGCACCTGGTTAATGCTTGCGCGGATTTCGTCCGGTGTTGAGGTTGCCCACGTTTTAGCAGCGTTGTTGACAGGCACGCCGTCCAGGGTAACAAGGCCTTTCAGGTTTAATGCGGAATCGCCAACATATACCTGTTCATCGTTATCCATCTGCCATTTCAGTTGCATACCGTCATACTTCTGCGTATCAATCGGGCGGCCGACCTGCTGAGCAGCCTGCAATTCTATGACCGTCCAGCCAAGTTCCATCCCCCACAGGTTCAGCGGGTTACCGGATTTGCCGATATCCACGTTCACGCCAGCAATAGCGGTTGAGTCTTTGCCTACCCAGTTTTTGCCATTCGGATTTGCACCAGTACCCGCAGCGGCGAAGCTGGTATTCGTCCAGCTGGAAATGTCATCTGCGATAGAGACATCTTCACGCAACTGAATATCGCGGGTCCAGGTGTACCCCACCAGTGGCAGGTTCAGCGTCTGGTCGAGTCGCTCCAGCTCCCCGATGAGAAAGGCACCAGAGCTGTCAACGGTTGCCTGATCAAAAGTAATCATTCGTCTGTTCCTTAAATCTTCCAGGAAATTTCTGCATTGCCGTCAGCATCACCGGCACCTGTGAATTCAGCGTTGGTCAGCACCACGTTTTTGCCACTGACTGACGTGGACATGAATCCACCCAGCGGCACTTTGATGGATTCATCAGTGGAGACGACAACGTATACCGGGTCGCCTTTTTTGATGGTGCTGGCATCAAAATCAGAACCGAGATTAACGGTCACGTAGCCACGCTTCATGGCGTCGCCCGGGAAGTTCTTGCCAGTCCCCACCTGGCGAACCATGTCCGGCTGCGAAGTGGTCGGATAAGGGCGCACGTAGATCCCCTTCACCTTGTCTGCGGTATCACCATCTGCCAGCGGCACGAAAAAACCGTCATCATCGTATTTACCAGCCAGGCCATAGGCAGCGAAGGCGTTATCGGATTTAAGGACCACCGGTTCGACGGTTAAGTCCTGCGGGCGAGAGACAGCCCCGGCAATGCCAACAGGCATCCGGTACAGAAATACATTATTCATTTTTTACCCTTTACGGTTTGCCCAGAATTCAGCGTTTTGTTTGTTCAGGGAAGCGATACTGGTCATGCCCATGTTTAGGCGCTGTGCATCGCCGGTGGTGGCGCGGGTGTTTCGCCCTTTGGCAATCTCAGACACGGCATTAAACGCCATGTCGACCGATTGTTTCGGCAATTTGCGGATATCCGCATCACCGACTATCTGGCGAACCAGCGTTTTGTCAGCAGAAGCCAGAACCTCGCGTTTGAACGCGGTCGGTTTCATCTTACGGCTCAGATCGATACCCGGAACGATAACTTCGGCACGCCAGGCTGAGTCACCAGTAATCGTGGTTTCCTCTTCATCGTCCTCGCCGTCACCGGTTGGATTATCGTCAGGCTTATTATCGTTATCGCCCGTCGCATTTCCTTCCAGCTTAGCCAGCAGGGATTTCAGTAATGTTTTGAGGTCATCATCACTGTCGCCGGTTGGACCTCCGCCCATCTCTGGTGCTTTGTCCGGTAGTGGTTGCTGCGGGGACAGGTTGATGTTGAGATTAACGCCCTGCGGCAAATCCCCCTCATCTCCTGTAACCGATGCGGGAGCCGACTCCACCAGTTCGTTCATGGTGTCGGCATCTCCTGTCTTGATGGCTGCACGCATGCGGTTCCACCAGTTTTTCTTTTGATTTGCCATTGTGTCTCTGTCTCCAATTGCACAACGATTTCCGGCTCTGCCTTTGGGGACAAGAGCCACATGGTTTCCGGTAATATCGACCTGCTCGGCTTTACCTGGCTCGGTCTGCTCATACTCCGCGTCATAGCCGCACGACACTTCGCGCAGGCCATCTTCGATAAGCTGAATGGCGCTTTCGTCTTTGACGATAAGGTCAGCCAGCATCAAATCAGACTGCTCACCCGTCCCGCGCCGGACATTCTGGAGGTGCCCGACAGCAAGCTCTTTCCAGTTCTCGGGATTTACCAGCCGCACATTCCCGTTTTCATCTTCAGGATGCAGGATCGTGATGCTCATCCCTTCGAATGAGGCAAGCGTGGCCGGATGAAATACCTGCTCAGGAGAACGTGTGACGACTATTTCACCGAACTTATCGGGTTTCAGTTTTGGCAGGTCATCAGCACCATAGAGCTGCTTACCTGTTCGTCCTATCGGCACGTCTTTGCACAGCAACGAGCCGTCAGCCAGCTGATAGCGGGTTTCCCCCAGCCGGGTATTGAAAAAATATTTCATGTGTTACCTGCGATTCAGGCGGGATAAGAAGGGAAAAACGATTTCTTTATAACAGCGACAATTCGGGAGCTCGCCAGCGTGACCGGTCATGCCATCAAGCGTTGGAGGTTTGCCCCATTCGACAAATTTACCTTCCATTTCCCGATGAGAATGCCTGACGTCACCATCTTCGGCTGTACGCCAGATATAACCATTCGAACCAATTGACAGCGCACGTGCCTGATCCAGCGCGCCGGTTGCACGTCCAAGTTCAGTACGGGCAATCAGGTCAGCTCTGGACTTTGCTATATCACCCGATGCTGCAATTTCTTTAGCAAAATGTTCTGCTCTCCCACCGGTCACAACAGCTTCTATCGCCCGATTCTGGATGTCGTACACCCTGTCAGCCGCCTCGAGGGGGAGCGATTTGATGTACTTGACCTGTTCGGCGATGATGGATTGCATCACCTGCCCTAGCGGGGCACTGTTTACCAGATTGCGTAGCTCACGGCTGATGGTTTTGCTGTGTTTACGCCACTGCTCATCATTCTTGCGCACAATATCGGCGGTAAAGTTTTCCGCGACCTTTGTCGCCCAGGGGGTGATGATTTCACTGTAGCGTTCCAGCGCCTCAATAATTTCCGTGATACTGTCATTTGAACCATCGTAGTGACCATTTACGATGTCCCCGACCGCCCGCGCTATCCTGCGTAGGCTGGTTCGATACCGGATTTCCGCCTGACGGTTCCTGCGGTTCGTCATCAGGTTCGCCGATGCCGGGCGGCGCTTCATCTTCGGCATTCTCGATGTCCTCGTCGGTAATGGATGCCCCGATGCCGGTTACGTCAGAATTTTCTCGCAAATCAGTCATAGCGGCTTTCAGTGTCATCAGACCATCACCCAGCGCTGTACTGATTGCGTTGGTAGTGTTTAACGCCACCGTTGAGCGATCGACATCAGACATTTGCCAGAGCGGGTTAAACTCAAACGTGAAATCGTCCGGTAGCGGCTTGCCAAGTTCCGAACGATGCATGATGTCCAGTATCCGCCGCACCGGAAGACGTAAACGTCTCTCCTGCAGCGAGCTTACCCGATCGTAATAGTTGGCAAGGTCTGCATCGCCGGTAGAAAATCCTTTCGGGGACTGTCCGAACAACCGCACCAGTGGGATACCAACAGCGCCACTAATCTGTTCTGCAAACTGCGAAAGGATGTCATCCAGACCACTGAAGCTGTACTGATGGGTTTCAAACTTATCCCGCGAGTCCATGAGCGTCATGCCTTCATTGCTCTGGAACTGTCGAATCAGGTCGATATTCTTCAGCAACGCTTCATACGCAGGACCACCAAGTGCGATAAGCTCGCGTAGCTTCTCCACGCTGTAGGTGCGCAGATGCGCCTTGTAGACCAGCTGCGCCGCGCCGACAGTAGCGCTGTCGAACGCGGTAAGACGATCCCAGATACGCTCTACAACCGACATTCCCCATTCGTTCTCGGTCATCTTCTGCTGGAATGGCAGCGTGACGCCATCAAAGCGAATCAGACGACTGTGATGAATGCGCCAGGCAGGAATTCCCGTTGCTGTGGTCACCACATCGTAAAACTCAGGTTTACCCAGGTCCGGCCCCATATCTTTAATGCGGCGGGTCAGCACTGGGTTAATCATCCAGCGGTCGAGCGGGAGAATGCCCTTAAACTTGCCTTCTCCAATGGTTTCGAGCCGCAGCGGGGTCATTGGTGCCTGCCCCTCAATCATGATGAAACCCACCGCGCCGCCATAGAGGCGCGACCATTTCAGCACGTCATTCAGCGCATCCCAGATTTGCAACTCATCCAGTTGTGATTCGAGAATGCCGCGATCTTTTGCATCAATTTCCGAAGTGATGCGAATGCCTTTGCGGGTCATATCATCTGGGATAGCATCGACCGCTTCGCCGATGATCCAGGACGAACGATAGGACCATTCCACCAGCATGCGGTTACGACTGGTGAAATTAGCCCGGTAGGTGGATGCTGAGTGCTGGTTAGGTGTCTGCATCCCTACGCGGGCAATAAAATTCTCATAACCATCAGCTGTGGCCTGCGCAGTTCGCCGCAGGGCTTGTTTGTTTCGTGCCATCAGGCCTGTCTCCCTAGCAGCTCCCAGATGTTCAGGGCTGAATTCATTGGGGCATAGTTGATCATCACCGAGTCGGCAAGGTTTGGCGATCGGGTTCCATCAGGCTGTTTATCAATAACGATTTTTCCCACACCATTAATGGAATAGGTCGGCTGCGAAAGCTCGATGATGAGTTTATCTTTGAGTGCCATGCTACTGCTGATTGAGATGATTTCGTCCGGGTTGTAGGCCATGCCCTCAACCACGGCACGGTAGGTGTTCTGGAAAAGTTTACGTAACCGCCACCAGCTCTGGGCTTTGGCGTTAGCGAAGAAGTCCTTGTTCAGACGTGCGGCTTGCCCGTTGTCCCCGCGAACAGCTTCATCATCCGGATCAAATACCGCGCCACTACCTCGAAACGGTGTGGCGAGTATTGACGGTCGACGCGCAGCGTTACGCAGTTCGTTGATAGCGCGTGCATCGCCGCGAACGCCAGCGCCCAGCCCGTCCTCGTCAAAGCGAAACTCTTCAAGATCGTCCTGTTCGCAAAAGCCGAAGACCTTCTCGACGGACTGATAAATGTCGCTGCCCACACCGGACCATTCCCGCACATTCTCCAGGAGGAAGCCATGACGGGTGGAAAAGGCATTTTTGTCCCTGCCTTCGTCGGCGACATCCATCGCGCCAAGTCGTTTGCCTGTTGGCTGGATACCCAGTTTGATATGCGCATCAACGGCAGCCTGTACCCATTCGGATGGAATCAGGACGCCTTCCACTGATGCGCTGTAGTTCAGATCAAGTTCCTGTGCCACCACCACCGGATTATCGATTTTCTCGCATTCCCTGCGATACCACTCTTCATCCTTGCGAGGATCATCCCGCCAGTGGAATGTGAATACCGGTATCTTCCCGCCATGACGCTTCTGAGCGAACGGGTTCGCCATGCCGTTAACTGAACTCAGGTCAATACGGCAACGCGTCGTTTGTGACAACGCCGCATCAATCAGCAGAGGACGCTGAAGGAATGCAGCCTCATCAACCAGATAAAGCGTGGTACGGTCACCACGACCAATATTATCGCCAGCCTCGCCTTTGATAACGGCACCAGTTTCAGGAAACTCAACACGCATATATGGCGCGTGCTTCTTCTCGCTCCACGAACCGCGAAACTCTACAGGTAGTGTTTCCACGAACTTGCGCGCCTTCCAGAACAATGCTTTCGGGTCACCGGTGCTGTCGACGTATTCCTCTTTACGGGAGCCGAAACCGATAACCATTTCTTTGTTGAAGAGACAAAGCGAGCAGGCCAGTCCGATCGCGGTCCAACTGAGCCCCATTTCACGGGATTTTTCGGTAATACCATTCTCCCGATTGCTCCAGCGTTCCATAATCCAGTGGATCCACTCCTCCTGCTTAGGGAAGAGTAAAAACGGAATGGTCACCGGCAGGCCATAATCAATATTACGCGGGTCCGTTGTCATGCCCCAGTCGATGATGAACTGAGCCGGATTGGTTCGGTAAAACTGCTTCAACACGGGCAATATTTCAGGATTCTGGCGAATGCGCTGTAGGCGTTCCATCCGCCATTCAAAAACCATCTGGTAATCAGGATGTTTAAAATCGAAGGGGAATGGTAACGGCATACTTAGCCCATCATTTTTCTATACGCCTCTGCAGCCTGCTCCGGCGTTAAGTTGGTAATTTCTGTTCTGACTGGTCCTCCATCAGCGCCAGTCACTTCATTTTTGACATTGTCTTTAAACGCCTGAACAGAAACATGACGCCCAAGCAACTCAAGATTTTTAACCTTATCAGGCCATTTGATTTTCTTCAGAAGTGCGGCGCTATCTGCGGATACCATCTCCACGACATCCATTCCTGATAGCGTTGTGCGCCATACCTTAGGCCAGTCTTTAATGGGTTTTAGCTCACCATTTTGCAGGAGAATGTCGAGCACATCCATCTGGTCGATTTCAACCAATCTACGAAGAACATAGGCGGCATCTATACCCGTCTGCTCAACGCGGGCAGATTTAAGTTCAGCAACGAATTTTTGAACATTAACATTTGCTAATAATCGAGATGCCTGCTCATTGGCGGTCTTCTCGCTGTAGCCCGCCCTGATCGCTGCCTGTGTTCCGTTCAGATCTTTCAGGTACTCACGGGCAAACAGCTCTTGTTTGTCGGTGAGCTTTGCCATTATTTGTGCTCCGTTTATCCGTTAAAAGGGATATCAGTTAAGTTATCCCGTGTAGGGTATAAGCCATTGTCGAGACCACTCATTGAATGGCCTCTGCAATAACCGATGTCTTTCCATCAGTCCGCCACCACAAAGAATCTTTTTTGCCATCAGGCAGGAGGTTCATCTTTCAGTGGCTGCCAGTGTTATTTCCCCACTTACTGGCTTGGGTTGTTTCGTGGTACTGCCGTTAACTGGTGGCGCACAGATTTAGTTAAATCCGTTCTCGCCTGAACTATCTTTTACATACCCGGATTGTGGGGATGTAAATCACGGTTTCATTATCAAGCCCACCAGTAGATGGGCTTTGTAATGAAGAGTTGTTATGAAAATTGCTCTAAACAAGCATTAATAGCCATCGGAAGTAATCGCTACAGATTTCAATCCCTCAATGTCATCCTTGGACAGGGCGAACCATTCACCGTGCTTTCTCTTTGCGGCAAATTTGCGATGAAGCATGTTTTCAGTTTCTCTTCCACCAGGGATCAGGCACTCAAGCTTCAAGCAGTCTGGTCCAGAGTTGCCAAGCGATTTGATGCGTTGTGGAATGTTGGATGAATACCCAATTTTGGTTAGCCCAGTTTTCTTCGATGACAAAACGTATACCTGAGGAGGCTCTTTTCTCTGGTCTTCCATTACACGTCTCATTGTTGCCATAAGTCCGCCGTGCATCAGCATTTCAACAAAGAACGCTGACCGAACACCTGACGACTTAAGCATGCCAGAAAATTCACTTGCCAATTCCATTAACTCTGCGATGTTTTCAGGAACTTTTTGGCAGTTATCTTCCTTGTATAAGGAAATCATTCTTTGAAGCTTTTCTTCTAATTGGTTCATAGCGTCTTTACCTTTTAGAAAGTGAGCCTGTCTCACAGAAAAGCCGCCCCGAGATGGTCGCCACCATATACGGCAGTTCTCAGGCTCAACTTTCTGAAAGGCTCGGGTGATGTAATATGCGCGTGAGATGCGCTGTGAAATTCAGATGTAAAAAAAGCCCCGCATCGCGAGGCTCATTAAATGGACTTTGTGATTTGCAAAAAAATTATTTCAGGCATTGCGTCCTGATGTATTCCTGCAGGTAGTTAACCTGCGCGGTTATCCTGTCGATTCCGCTTCGGAGACGGTAATAATTGAGTTCAGCATCTGCTGTAAGTCTTGGGCTTTCTCCATTGCCCATGCCGCTGGCTCCGGTCGTTGACTTTGCACAGGTGGCGGCGACTTGCAGGCGCTTACGACCAGCAGAAACATCAGCACGGAGACTTTCGATAGTCGCGTTAGCATCAGCAAGCTCCTTTGTGTATCTGGCGTCAAGTTCTGCTACATCACGTTGACGCTTCTGCATGTCAGCGATTGTGGATGCGGCCTTATCGCGCTGCTCTTTGTAGGCGATTGCGTTATCACGGTAATGATTAACAGCCCATGACAGGCAGACGATGATGCAGATAACCAGAGCGGAGATAATCGCGGTTAACCGACTCATGACATCAACACTCCAACGGCCAGAAACCACGGCCACGCATCGTTGCCATTGAATGCGAGCAACGCTGCCATGAAAAAGCAAATCATGCTCATTGTTGCCCCCACAAACAGACTTCACGCTCAATCTCACGACGAGTCATCAGACCTTTCCATTGCTTACCGCCAGCGTATGTCCAGCGACGTAGCTGATCACATGCGCCTTTGATATCGCCCTGGTTGATTTTGCGCAGAAGCGTCGATGTTCTGAAATTGCCAGCACCCACGTTGTAAACGAATGAGTAAAGAGCGCCGCGCGTTGTTTCCGGTATATCGACTTTGATGTACGGGTTAATTTGTCTGGCTACCGTGGCAAGGTCTTTATTCAGGAGGGCTTTGCATTCTGCTTCGGTATACGTTTTACCGGGAATGATGTCTTTTCCTGTATGCCCGTGACATACAGTCCATACGCCAACGATATCTTTGTATGGTATGTAGCTGACACCTTCCAGACCATCGTTACCACCTGGACCAGTGATTAACACTGATGCTATAGCAATAGCCCCGCCACCAATAGCAGCTGCAACAGCTTTTCGTAATGACGGAGGCATTATTCACCTCTCGCAGCCTTTCTTCTGTCTTCTCTGATTTTGAAGTACAGATTTGTCAGATAAGTCAAAAAGCCCAGAACTAGACTTCCCAGCACACCAATTGCAGCCCACTGTGACGGACTGACCTGATCCAACCACTGTAAAAACCAGTATCCCGCACTACCAGCGGATGTTCCGTAGGCAATGCCAGTAGAGATTTTGTCCATTGATTTCATAGCAACGCCTCCGCAAGTAACGGATTGCGTAGTTCTTATATTGGGAAGGGGAAAAAAGAAGGCCGCGGCATAACTATCACTGATGAGTTCAGGATAGCCAGTGGCTACGGCTCAGTTATGGTGCTGGTTAACGGACTTGAACCGCTACCCATTCGCTTACAAGGCGACTGCTCTACCATTGGAGCTAAACCAGCATATTTGGCGGGACAGCGTGGACTCGAACCACGATAAGAAGGTTAACAGCCTTCCGTAATGACCTTTATGCGACTGACCCAAATAAAAAAAGCCACCGTTGCAACTTAAGAGTCACTAACGGCAGCTTATGCCAATAGTGTTGCTCATTTGCTCAATGATGTCAACACGTTCTATGCTACATGTTTAATTTTCTCTACACGTTTCCGATTTTTAAACGCACTATCCAGAACCGGGTAAATCATAAACAACGAGGCATTAAGGATTTCGTCAACTTCCCGTCGACAGGTTGCGAGCGATGGTTTTTGAATGCGCCCGCCGCCACGGCATAACATCTTGCGAGGTCTTGCGACGCGATGATAGTAAGATGCAATGGCGTGCTTGGAAGAGCCATGAGCGTAGTAGCTGAGGAGGATTCCAAAGGCTTTCTTGTCAATGTACATGACGGAATCGACGACCTGAGAAATCAACATTCCATCATCATCATTACACATTGGCCTTGTCATAACTCTTCCCGGCTCTACGCTCTCCATGAACTTCGCTATTACGCTGCTCATGCGCTTTTCCAGACGACCTGAATAAACCCATGCGCCCCACAGTTCAAGCCAGCCATTCAGCCACTCATGCTGTTCTTTGGTGAGGTTTAGTTCTCTTATGCCCACGCGCCTTCTCCCTGTACCTGAATCAATGTGAGATTTCCGCAGAACACTGCCCCAGTATCGATATACATCTGGTTGGCAAATTTGAGTGGTTTCACTGCTGGCGTATGACCAAAGATAAACGTGTCCGCGCCTTTAATTTCTTTCACGATCCCGTCTTGTGAGTTGCTGATTCGTTCGCGGTTCCAGATTACCTGCTGATGATCAACTGGCTTTCCAAATTTGTATTCGTCACAAGGATAATCGGCGTGGCAGATGACATATTTTTTACCTTTACTCACCAGTTCGATGATTAACGGAAGTTCTTCTGCTTTATGGGCAAGAGCTTTAGCCAGAATTTCTTTGTCGTAATCGAGATTAAAGAACCAGCCACCGCCATTAAGCAGCCAGTGATTAACGTTTCCACGCTCTGATAAGCCATCAATCATCATTTGCTCATGGTTTCCACGTACAGCTCTGAACCAGGGGAATGTGATTAATTCCAGACATTCGATGTTCTCTGTACCGCGATCAACCAAATCGCCAACCGAGATAAGCAGGTCTTTTTTGGTGTCGAATCCAATCGTATCCAGTTTGTTCATCAGGTTCGTGTAGCAACCGTGCAGGTCGCCAACTACCCAAATATTTCGGTATTTGCTGCCATCAATTCTTTCGTAATAGCGCATCTCTTTCACTCCATCCGCGATGAACCATGAGAACGTCGTTGACGATGGCGTGCATTTTCCCGTCTTTATCATCAACGTATTTTCTGACCGTACCGCGACTACATTTCAGTCTGCGTGCTACTTCTGTCTGGTTTCCGTATGCTTCAACGAGCATGTCTGGAATGGTTTTTACTGAGAACGTCATGCGGCCTCCAGTAGCTCTGTAATAATTGGCAAACTCCCGCATGTTTCAGTCACAACCAACACAAGCATTCCACCTTTAATCGCCTGATAGCGCTTGATGCGCATATCGTCTATCTGACCGTCATCCAGCCAGAAGCCCGCACTGGTGAGTGCGTCAAAAACGGCTTTGGGCAGATTGTCCAAATCTCGTTTGCGGTTATCGGGAGGTGCTGCGTGGATGGTTATTCTGATGCGAGGTGTGATTTTGATGTCTAGCTGTTGTTGCTGGATTAATTCGATTACTTCTTTTCGGTATCTCTTCCCCCAGTCGCTGATGTAGTGGATCCCTCTTGAGTGTCGCCAATATCGGTTGTTTGAAGGAGGCCACGGCAATTTTATTCGGTAGGTTTTCATGACTTAATCTTCCCCTCCTTCAGCAGTATCGCCTGCGTCCTGATCACGCCTTCGAGGTGGTAAAGTCTGGCGTCTTTGTTGTCGAGATTATGGGTGCGTCGGTCGATTTCATCGTGACACGCGCTACAAGCCCATGCGCCGATCAGGTCGTCAGGCTTCATTCCAGTTCCGCAAATTCCAGCCATCCGGTAATGTGCCAGAACTGTAGTTTCAGGATTGCCATTGCATACACCGTAAATACGTACCTGGCATTCTCTGCCGCGTGCTTCTTTGCGTAGGTTAGCCATTAAGCAGCCTCCCCTGTTACTTTCAGCATTCCGTTATCGAGCAGCTTTCTGGTCAGCCACTGTTGACCACGCCCGGTGATTTTTGTGGTGAACGATATCTGTATTCCGTGATTTGTGTTGACCGCTGTTTCTTTCACTGTGAAATAGCCGCGATCCATATATTCCTGCATTGGCACATTGCGCCGGGAACCTGAAGCAATAAGGATTTTGTGATCGCGCATCCACGCAAACAGTTTGTTTGGACCAATACCAACAACCTTTGCAAAGTTTCCAATCAAAATTCCGCTGGCCTCGCCAACGCGATCGGCAAACTCAACTTTAGGTGCTGCGAGAGCAAGCTGTTTCTCCAGTTCAGCCTTCTGGTCTTCAAGGTCAGCCGCAAGGCGCAATGCCTCAGAAAAGGTTTGTGGGATTTTCGCAGTTGCCCCTTCAAGTTCTCGCCAGCGGTCAACAAGGCGAGCGGTGAACTCTGGCGACAACTGAGCGACAACAATGATGCTGTCGCGCTTACCTTGTTCGCCCTCAAAAACGTAAGCCTCTACGCCACGAAGTAATCCTAAGTTATTGATTTTTTCGAAAACCACCATTGGGGGATTTCGGATCACACCTCGAGCCGCCAGTCGTTCAATGGATTGTTTCACCTTGTCATGACGACTTCCCACCAACTCAGCGATTTCAATGCTGGTCATTTTGATGATGCTGCTATTTATCAGCTCATTCATTGTCATGTCCTCTCATATTGAAAATTCAGCAATAAAAAACCCAGCCGAAGCTGGGTTTGTTAAGTTGTCAATTGTCAGTAACGATGCAGTGAAGGAGGTAATTCTTTGCTCTTAAGCCTTACCCATGCGGAAAGGTTCGTTGGTCCGTCTGGCTCATTAATATCAACATCTCGTGTGTGATTAATTAAAACGTCTCTCGCCATTCCGATAACATACGAGAACTCATGACCATAGTCGTAGCATCTCCCGGAATAGTTCGATTGAATCAGTTTCAATGCCGGATACAGTTCGCGGAATAATGCCTGTGAGCGGTTAGCATAATCCCACAACCATACAAGGCTGTTTGCTTCTTTTGCGGAAAGCTCGTTGGTGCTCTTCTCTTGTTTGCCAGTATTTTTCTCGCACTGGCTGAAATAGCAGTCTTCCAGTTTTTCGAACACATCCCACGCCTGATCGGTTTCGAGCATTTTGGCGTGACGGGCTGCGCCGCGTTCTGTCCAGAGGATGAGGGAGCGGGTTTTGGGAGAGATGGGATTTTGTGACTTACTTAAAGTAAGTCGCAAATTTTTTAATTCTTCACCCACTGCTTTAAAAAAGTGCTTTCCTTCGACAAAACGCTCTTTATTTCTGGTGAAGTTAACCTGGATATTCAGAATTTCTGTGTCATAAAGCTGCGCCAAAAGTTCGGTGGTGATAACAGGAATCTGGTTATGGGTGATCGGGGAGAGAGTTTCAACAGAGATTTGAGTTGTCATAATGACGCCCTCGAGTGGTTTCTAAATAACTCACCACCGACGACGCCAATCGTCTGGTGGTGAACTGTGCAGGGTTGGCGTAACCGGGAAACCGACCGGCGCGGATCTCTCCGCCCCCACACAGCCCACCATAATTCAGATGTGCGCGTGCATTCGACAATAAAAAAACACGCTCGCGGCGTGTGTCTGTCGCGGTCTCTATCCGGGACGCCAATCCCGACGCCAGATTTTGCTGGCGCGTCGGAAATATAGCCCCGAATAAATCATCACGTCAATCCCCTTGTATTCCTCGCACGATGTCTTAGCCACCGGATATCCCACAGGTGAGCCGTGTAGTTGAAGGTTTTTACGTCAGATTCTTTTGGGATTGGCTTGGGTTTATTTCTGGTGCGTTTCGTTGGAAGGTATTTGCAGTTTTCGCAGATGATGTCGGTGATACTTCGTCGCTGTCGTCTCATTCGTACCTCCTGACGCCCTGCCCGATCGCCATCAATGCCGCTTTGGATACAGTAGTAAACATCCGTCGAGGACTGATGAACGGTCGCCAAATCAGCAGCATGGAGCCTTTGCTGTTTCCCTTCTTCTCCAGCCCCGTCGATGGTTCGATAAAATTAATCCGTCCATCAGTGATAATGCGAACTTCGTCGACACTCTCCAGAGCCTTGCTGAACCATCCGACTGACATATCCTCTGGCACAAGCATAACTACCGTCTGTCGCTGTTGTATGCACTGCTCAGCGGCTTTTTCCACCCACGGCCTGATATTGCTGTACGGTGGGTTATTCCAGATTGCACCGTGGCTTACCCACTCAGAATTGAGCGCGTCGTCGGCCTCAGTTAGCCAGTGAGCACACAGAGCGTTTTTGTCGCTCGCTGCCGAATCCAGCCAGAATCCAAACTCAATATCCAGTGCATCAAAAAGCCAGAGCGGCGTTTGCCAGCAGTCCTTGTCGTGTGCTGGCGTATTTGATTTGATAGTCATGCAGCCTTCCCTTTTCGTTGTGACCATTCATACTCTCGCCGGGAGTCATCACTCCACCGCACGTTGCGCTCTGAGCCGAACCAGAACATGATTTCGATAAGCTCAGTCATGCTGGCCTTTCGCATTTTGCTGGTACGCACGCCAAGCATGACAACGCCACCGTCGATACCAGGAACACTTCGTTGCTCCAGTTTTTTGGTCTTAAGCCACAGGGCAGTGAACAGGTCTTTCCAGTCTTCCGGTGCCAGCCGTTGACCATGCCATAGCACCTGACGCGAAACATCGTTCAGCATCGGCCACATACGGTCATTCTGCGCTTTGCTGCGTTTGGGTTCTCTAACGTGGACTTCGTGGGGTGACTTGTCGTCGATGGGTAGTGAGAGAATGGCGTCTATGGCGTTATTTCTGATTGCTTCGTTGCGAAGTATGTATATTTGCTTCATCGAAATTCTTCTCTTTAATTCCAGCGGCTCTGATAGCTTTCATCACTGCAATTACCGTTTTGTCCCTCCCATCCTCATGCCCCATCGCATAAGCACCTTCTTCACCATCTTTCCAAAAGTCGTCATTCGATTCGGGCCAGTCGATATCCAGTTCAATAGCTGCTCGCGATGCCTGCCACGTTTGCCAGTGGCCTTGAACATCGTCCATCACGTATTGACCACCAATATTACCGCTGCCAATTTCATGGTGATTTTCAGGGTAACGGATAAGGTCTGATGATTCGCCTCCACGTCGCAACCAACTTTCTTCAAACTGCTTTCTTGATTCGTCCATCGATACTTACCCTCAGTTCAACTCACAAAACGCCACGCCATTTTTGCTACAGCGACAGGCGCAACACCGATAATCACCCACAGGAGAATGCTACCGAAAAGCACACCCACCAGGTCTTTACCTTCGCCTACCAACCGGACAAAACTGCTGGCAACCACAATGAATGTCGCCACCATCCACATAGCACCGAGAATCCTCAATGCAGAGAAAATTAACTCAGCCAC